CGACATCAAAATCCTGTCAATAACAACAAATAATCAGTTAGTTAGCCTAATGAATATCAATAGGATCAACCCATGCCTTCAACATCAAATACGGGGAAAAGTCTACATCAAAATCGCTAATGGATAATCTGGGTTAAAGTCTTCGTTATTTTGATGCTCCTCGGGCGGCTGGATGGCAAAGTAGGAGTCGCAGTGGCAGAATTCCGCTGTTTTCTTTCCGAGGAAATACTGTTTGATCATGGCTTTCGTTTCTGGAGCCAATGATTCGTAGTGCCGCGCGTCGCAATAATTGACCAGATCAATGTCGTTCGGCTCTTCGGCGTGGGATATGAAACTTCCGCCGATCCACTGCTCGGCTGGAAGCTCTGTCGCTTGCAGGGCAGCAACCAGGCGTTCATACCCTGAGAACATCGTATGCCGGTGCGGTGATCCCCAGAGGGCCGCGCGTGGGTCTACTGTGGCGAATCGTAGGCGTAGTTCTTCGTGGGTTACGGGGTGAAGTCCGGGTGGCAGGTAGCCGCTCAGGGTGTCGCAGTCAGGTAGTGTGCTCAAAGCTGCCCCAAAAGTGCGCGAATGGATCGGGCAATCCGCGCTCCTTCGGTGGGGTCGTTGTTATAGGCCTTGACCAGGTCGGCGATCGCCATACGAACATCATTATCAGCGTTGTCGATGTCATCGCGCAAGCTTGTTAGTAACGCATCGACCGTTTGAGGTATTTCTTTGGCCGCTTTGGTGGCGCCGAACAGTTCTATAGCCCTTGCGGCAAGTCTCGGACTGATGTTTTCAAGTGGAGTATCTAAAGCCTTGGAAAATCGAAATGCGGCATCTAAGTTGAGTGGCACATGCCCACCAAGATATTGCGCCACAGTTCCTTGAGATTCCCAACCGCATAGCTCGGCAAGTTTTGTCTGTGTTAGACCAGTTGATGCTTTCCTAAGTTCGATAGCAGACCTTATCCGTTCTATGTCTTGAAGGTCTTCCTCCGTCATCGTTCTTCGCTTGGTAGCCATAAGCGGAGATTTAACGACATTACTAATCTGTTGACAAACGACAGCGCCGTTATTAGTATTATTCGCACTGCGAATAGTCGATTGGTTTCCAATGAACATTTCCGAATACCTGAAAGAGTCAAACCTATCCCAGATGGAATTTGCCCGGCAGTTGGGCGTGACACAGGGAACAGTCGGATTCTGGTTGCACAACAAACCGCCCACAGTCGAACGTGTAATACAGATCGAGAAAATTACCGGCGGAAAAGTTCGCTGCGAAGACCTCCGACCGGACATCGATTGGAACTACCTCTGTGGAACAGAACGAAAGGCCGCTTGAAATGCCAACGCTGACCGAAGAGATCGCGCTGGAAGTCGAGAAGTCGTTCAGAGCGGAGTTTGCATCTTGGCCAAAACGGAAGAAAGGCGCGAGAACTCTTCCTCGAAGCCATCGATGGCTGCGTCCGGCGCTGATGTACTCAGCGCGTTCGCTATCTGGCTTTCCTTCAGCTTGGCGAGGTGTTCTAAAGTTCGCCAAGCAATAGCGCGGAAAACGCAAGCATGAGTGCGTCGTGTTTCGCATATATCTTGGCATACGAGCCTTCCAGCTTGGTTATCCGTTCTTCCATGGCGATTCCTTTCGTTAAGGGTTGATGACGTGAGAATCTTCAATTCTATATCGTTGGGGATCGCCACCCCTATTTCCGCCCCTCCCTCGGAAATCGTGCTGTGTGGCAAATCCGGCACACTTGACGCCACGACCGCATCCTCACGGTCGTGGCGTTCTTTTTCGTTTTTGCGGGCGTGTTTCATGGATTCAGTAAATACGCAATAGAAGCAAATATCCACGTTTAATAAAAGGGAGCACCACCATGAACGTCGAAGATGCAGCACACCGGATCGCCCACGAAGCCGAAGGCGGACTTGATGCACTGGCCATGCGCCTGGGGATCGGCGCACGCGTGTTCAATGGTCAGGTGAATCCTAACGACAAAGGCCATGTGCTTGGCCTGGTCACATCAGTACGCATGCAGCAACTGACCGGCCGCGCAGACATCCTGTTCGCCATGGCTGATGCGCTCGACTATGTGTGTATCAAGCGCCCGGACGTACAGGCAACAGACATATCGCACGCGATTGCCACGACCTGTGCTGAGTTCGGTGACTTCATGCGCCAGATCGATAACACGATGCAGGACGGTCGTGTAACGCGCAATGAATTGAAGAAGATCGAGAAGGAACTCACCGAGCACATCGCATCTGCCACCGCCCTGCACGCACTGGTCGCCTCAAAGGCCTGATCATGGATGACATCGACTACGCCCAAGAGCGCTCGCAGCGCATCCTCGACGCCGCCATCGACGCAGCCAAGCACAGCGCCTCGCAACTCCCCGCCGTTGGCCAGTGCTACAACTGCCTCACCCCACTGCCCGATGGCGTTCGCTTCTGCGATTGCGATTGCCGCAACGACTACACCACTCGCCGCAACGCCGAGGCCCGCCGTGGATAGCCCCATGCCCCACGGTAGAAGGCTGTCAGGTCTTTATCTGACAGGGATACCAAGTGAAGGGTCCTCCCTGAGGTTATTTCATGGGGGTCATTCGCAGCGCGTGAAACCGCTAGGGTGTGGCGGCGCGGTATGGTGAAAAAAAGCCTGCGCGAAGATATGCCGCTGGTCGCTGGATTTATCGACGAGCTGCGTGAGGCATTTGGCGCGGCTGAGATAAATGCACAGATCAAGGCCGGGATAGCCGGTGATGGAACTTTTTGGGCACAAGAAAACGGGATTGAGGTCGGCAGCAGGCCGCGCGAAATACCCGTGCGTTCGTTTCCAGGGTAGAGCATGAAAATTAAAGTGGAAATTAAAGGGCTGGATGCGTTGACGGCGAAACTTGGCGCGCAGGCTCGCCAGATCCCGTTCGCCATGAGCAAGGCGCTTAACGCCACAGCCAAGAAAGTCGTCGAAGCGATGCCGGCCGAGATCGCCAAGTCTATTGATCGGCCAACGCCATTTACCCAGCGCGGCGTGAGGATTCTTTCCTATGCCAACAAGAGCAAGCTGGCCGTAACGGTTGGTTTCATGGATACACAGGCCAAGTATATGGCCTATCAGATCGCGGGCGGCGTGCGCCAGCCGAAAAGCGCGGGTATTCGACTGCCGGGTAACGTGGTGCTCAATGCTTTCGGCAATATTCCGAAAGGGCTGACCAAACAACTGAAAGACGCCGCGCTGCAGGGCCGGTTGTCGAAGGACATCTCCTACAAGCTGCAGGCGTTCGGCAACCGGCGCAAGAAAGCGGCCCCGATTGAACTGTTCTACGGCCAACCAGCGGGCGCCAAGTGGGCGAAAGCGCCGGTCGGTATCTGGCGCCGGATTCCGGGGAACCCCGGAAAGCTGGTCCCGGTGATTATCTTCGCCAACAAACCAGCGCAATACAAGCCGCGCTTTGACTTCCAACGCAAGGCGCTGGTGGTTGTCGGTGCCGAGTGGTCGCGCCAGTTTGACGCCGCCCTGGCTGACGCATTGAGGACGGCGAAATGAGTTACGCCAATTACGACCACGTACTCGATCAGCTGCAGGCCGGTGGTTTGTTGTTGCGCGATGGCCTCGATGTGGGCACGGCAACGCCGGTACGTTGCAGGGTCGATGGTGGCGATCAGGAAAAGCGCGGCTGGTACTGGCTGCACGACATTGATCTGACCGACGCCGATGGCCAGCGCAAGAGCTACATCGTCGGCGCTTGGGGCATCTACCAAGGCAACGATAACGGCAAGACGAAGATCATCCTGAAGCGTGACGGCCCGGCACTGACGCCTGCCGAGCGCGAGGCAATCAAGGTTCGGCACGACGCCAACATGAAACGCGCCAAGGCCATCCGCGCCGATCAGGCCCGCCGTGCAGCGGAACAAGCCCAACGCGCCTGGCACCAATACACGCCGGAGGGCGAAAGCCTTTACCTGAGTAAAAAACAGGTAAAGCCTTACGGCGTCCGCTTCTCACCTTCGGGCAACGGCACCATGGCGGTGCCCATGCTACTCGACGGAAAACTGATCGGGCTGCAGATCATTCGCGGACCTGGCCACGGCAACAAGCCGGCCAAGCAATACTGGCCGGCTGGAATGGCCAAGGTCGGCGCGTACCACCTGATTGGCGGAACGCCGGCCGGCCTGGTGCTGATGGCTGAAGGTTACGCCACGGCGGCGACCATTCACGAGGCCACCGGCCTGCCGGTTGCCGTCGCTTTTGACGCGGGCAGCCTGATGCCCGTCGCGGCGGCGGTCGCCAAACGTTACAAGACCCACAGGATTCTGATCTGTGCCGACGATGACTACCTGACCGAAGGAAACCCCGGAGTTACCGCCGCGCGCAATGCTGCCGTCGCGGTCGGTGGTTCGCATCTAGCACCAACTTTCGCCACTGATCGAGCCGGAAAGAAGATCACCGATTTTAACGACCTGCACGCCGCTGAAGGGCTGCATGTAGTCCGTGAGCAGATCGAAGCCCACCTCCGGGTGATTGAATGGGCACTTCCACAGGCGCGGGAAACCGCCTCCAAGGGGGAGGGGGAAACTACCAATGATGGACGGCATGCCGCGTGCAGCGTCATGGATCTGCTCGACGCCATTGACCGCTATGTGCCACTTGATGACGGCACGGGAAAATACGTTTTCGACTTGTGGACCAACAAGATCGCGCTCAAGGACCAGATGATCAGTCTGTTGCCGGCTGGTGTGCGCTGGGATGACGTGAAGCGAAACAGCACCTGGAAGAATCGCGGCGCGTATTACCTGGACGAAGTCGGCTTTGACCCGTCCGGCGTCGATTCAATCGTCAAGCTCAACACCTGGAAGGGTTGGCCGATGCGGCCCAAGGCTGGAAAGTGCGACCTGCTGCTCGACCTGATCCGCTACATGTGCAACTGCGAAGACAATCACCAGGAGCTTTACGACTGGCTGCTGTGCTGGATGGCCTATCCGCTGCAGAATCCGGGCGCAAAGATGAGCAGCGCCATCGTTATGCACGGCCCGCAAGGCACCGGCAAGAGCACCATTTTCCAGACGCTGGCTAAAATCTACGGCGATTATTCGACGGTGCTCAATCAGCGCGGCCTTGAAGACAAGTTCAATGCCGACTGGTCCGATTCCAAGCTGTTTATATTGGCCGAGGAAGTCGTCACCCGCGCCGAAATGTGGCACATCAAGAACGAACTCAAGGAATTGATCACCGGGGAATGGATACGCGTCAATCCAAAGAACATCGCCGCCTATCGCCAGCGCAACCAGGTCAATGTCTGTTTTTTGTCCAACGAAAACCAGCCGATCCCAATCGAGAACGACGACCGCCGGCATTGCGTGATCTGGACGCCACCGCAACTGACGCCGGAATACTACGACCAGATCTTCGATGAACTCGAAAACGGCGGCGTTGAAGCCTTCTATCACCACTTGATGACGCTGGACCTGTCGGCCTTCCATCCAAAAAAGCGTCCGCCGATGACCGAAGCGAAAAAGAACCTCATCGCGCTTTCGCTGCCGAGTGAGCACCGCTTCATCAACGAATGGATCTCCGGCGAAACCAGCTGGCCGGTGGTGCCGTGCCTGACCACCGACCTGTATTCCGCCTATCTGCGCTGGTGCCGGGCGAATGGCGAATCACGGCCACGCCCGTCGAACATGTTCAATGGCACCGTCGCTCGATTGCCGGACTGGGAGAAGCGCAAGGCGCGCGTGTTCAAGGATTTGCACTGCGTCGGCGCCACGGAACCGAAAACATTCATGATCCCGCCGAAAAACGTGTTGCAGGAGGCGAAAACAGCGCAGAAACCGGACGTCGATACCGCCGTCTGGCTGACCGAGTGCATGTTTGAATTCACCAATGCCGAGCGCAAAGACGAGGCATGGGCCGCATGAGCACCGAAAACACCGCCCTGTTCTATACCTGTTCTAGCACCCTAGAACAGCTACAAGCCAGTAAGCACGGGCTTGTTCTAGGTGTTCTAGGTGTTCTAGGTCCGTGCGCGTCACGTGTACACGAATGCACACACACACACCCCATCGCGCACGCGCTCATTGCGCATAAATTCCCCGTACACGCGCCTATAGGTATAGAACACCTAGAACACCTAGAACAAACCAGTGATAGCAAGGCCTCTGGTTGTTCTAGGGTGCTAGAACAGGTATAGAACAGGCCAAACCATGATCGCACTCAAGTTTTCCGCCTACGCCCGCCACCGGAATTGTTCGCCTGGCTATATCACCAAGCTCAAGAACGAAGGCCGGCTGGTGCTCACCGCGTCCGGTCTGGTCGACGTCGAAGCCTCCGACC